CAAAGCCAACGATCAGTTTGCTATAGGAAAATCAAGTTCAATGAATAGTTACGGATCGCTTTATAAGCATATAAAGGATTACAATGACGGAGGACTACCGTTTCACCCCGAGAGTATGGTAGGCCATAATCTAAATAAACACGGTGTACGTTTTGATCGTGGCTGGTTTGAGGCCAGAATTGATCGGGTGCCTGTAGAATAAACAGCCTTGTTCAAGACTGTTTACCTTGAACAAATTAGGCTTTCTTTGTTTTTGCTTTAGTCGGAGTTGCGTTAGTAGTCTTTGCTTTTGATTCTACCTTTGGCTTAGCAACTTTGAGTGTTACGGCTTTAGGCGCACGTGCTTTACGTGGAGCCTTGACAGGTGCAGAAATCTGCATAGGTTCTAAATCAAGAGCAACAGCAACTGGATCTAAAGTAGTAGCCGCCGGGGTTGCAGGAGCCGCAATAGAGGCTTCTGTTCCGGCTGGTATAACTGGTTCAGCCTTTGTTGATGTTACAATTGGTTCAACTTTAATTTCATCTTTTTTACGGAAGAAAGCAAAGTAACCAATAACTGCAAGTACAATTGCACCAATAATAATGATTTCCATGATAGGAGTCCTTTCAATTAAGTGTGTATATTTATGATACAGAGGTTTTATAGGTAAATATTTCTATGTATAACTTTATCAAACGTGTTATCCAAGAAGGAAAAGATCACGGGCCACTCAAACAAATTTCACTAAACTACGATCAAGATAGTTTAGGGAAAAGCCTTAGTCAGGCCAGTATGGATTATCATTTTGGTAAACTGTATAAAGGCTATGTCGACCGTTACAATAAAGGTGAAGGCGATTTAGACTTTAACGAAGCAGGTGCATTCTTACATAGCATTTACTACGGTCAATTTAAACCATACGAATCAAACAATAAACCCACCGAAACCTCGGCAGAGTTTATTGAAAAACATCACAAATCCTGGGATAAATTTAAAAAATCCTTCGAAGAAACTGCAATGAAGATACAGGGCAGTGGCTGGGCCTATCTTGCTAAAGACGGCAAAATCAAAACAATTACCAATCACGAAATTAAAAATGACATTGTACTACTAATAGACTGGTGGGAACATGCATGGGCATTAGACTATCAAGCAGACAAAGCCGGTTATTTGGCCAATCAATGGAAGATCATTGACTGGGATATTATCAACACTCGGCTTATGCCAATTTCCAAATAAATACTTATTAAGCGACATTTGCTAATAACATAGCAGTTTAAGCCAGAATAAATATGGCTACTAGAGGAAATTATGGCTACTAATCAACAACTGATCAACATCGGAAGTCAACCAAATGACGGGACTGGCGACAGCATTTACACCGCCTTTCAAAAGGTAAATCAGAACTTTACTGACGTTTATAATCTATTAGGATTCGGAGCCAGTTTTAGTTTTCTACGTTTAAAAGAAGCACCAACAAGTTTAACTCCTGGAGCAATTTTAGGTGTTAATCAATACGGTACAAAGATACAAAACGTAACTTTATATGCTAGTACCGGTATTAGTTTAGTAACCAGTGCTACCGGTATTGTAATTGGCAATTCAGCCAGCAGTCTTAAATCTGATACTGCACCTACTTTAGCGGGTGACTTAGATGCACAAGGCACATTTAACCTTGTAAACATCTATCCAGGTGCTCCAAATTCTGATTACGATGCCACACCCCGTCGTTGGATTTATGAGAATTTTGTTTCCCGCACTGGCTACATGGTAACTGGTACCAACAAGATTTCATCTAGCACAATTAAAGAAAATATTGAATTAATAAAGTATCCTCCTACTAGTTCTACGCATATTGTCAATAAGCAATATGCTGATACAAAAATTGGTCTAGCAGGTATTGATACCATTGACGAATATACAGGAATGGCCAACTCTGTATTTGGTACTATGACTGGTGCTTTATATCTATTTAGAGATCCTGTCGAAACTGATCATCCTAGTCAGGCTGCAACCAAACATTATGTAGATAATTCTAGTTTTATAAGTCCTGTCAACTATTATGTTTCATTAGGTGGTGATGATTTACAATTAAGTAATCCAGTTTTCAAAAGAGGTCGTGGACCGGCCTATGCGTTTAAAACTATTAATAGAGCCGCTCAGGCCGCAGAACAGTTTATTGAAGCCAGTGAAATTGTCTTAGGACCTTACAAAAAAACCATAACCTATAATAACACTATATTCAATGCCACAATAGGTACAGTAGGTGCATCACCTATCCTAGATGCTACCTTGTTTGGTGTTAGACTTACTTTGCTAGGTGTAGGTAATAACGGTTCAGATCCTTACACCAACAGTAGTATTTTTCCTGGACTATATGTAATAGGAGACGAAAGTCTTGCTGTGGGTAAAATTGAAGCAGTCAATGTAGTAGGCCAAGACGAAATATATGACATAGTTCCTATCGATTATGCTCAAACATATAATGTAAGAATTACGCCAGATTCGACTAATACAGTTACTACGTTTGCGTTTGCACCGAGTTCATTGAATGAAGTACAAAATTTCTGGATAGGTTATAAATTTACTGTATCCAACGGCTCGGGTAATATATTAAGTTATGGATATATTACTGACGTCGGTGATTCAATTGACGGCTCTGGAAATCTTGTTAACTATGTTACAGTTGATTTTTCTAAAGGTGTTAAATTAACCAGCACTAATACTATAGACGGCGACAAGTGGCATGTATTTGCCGGAGATTTTAAGACAAATGAACAGTTGCAATTTGGCCAAAGAGAACAGCGTAATCAATGTTCTATCTTTTTAGAGTCAGGGGACCACGAGGATCAATACCCTATCAGACTAGCAGATAATGTATCTATTCGAGGAGACGAATTTAGACGAAGCGTAGTAAGGCCTGGAGTGGTACAAGGTACACGTAAACCCAGTATCTCATCAAGCAAGTGGGCCAACCTATATTTTTTCAGAGATACACAGATAGATGGATTCTTAACTGCACAACTTAACACCTCAACAAATTATGCACCATCGGGTGCCAAAATTAAGATAAGTGCATTGACGAATGATGCCATCACACGAGTAGTAACAGTTTCATTATTCGATGGTAGTAGTAATCCACTTACAGCATCAAATAGTTTTATAGGCAAAGTATTTACATTAGGCGGAGGACTATTAGGCAATGGTGTTATAACCTCTGTTAATGCTAATTCGTTCTCTGTTATACTTGCTCAGAACACAAACTTTATTCAACAGATTGAAAATTATACAGTTGGCAATTTTGTTAATTCTGGCAATTGGTCTATCTATAGTCCGATCAACTATGGGTATCATTATCTAAGAGATGCTAGCAGATCTATCAATATTTTAAGCACAGTTACTAATGGAGGTGGCCTAAACAACTCCTCTGGACTACTGTTAGAAAATAAAGCATTTATACAGGACCAAACAGTTAACTATATCCGCCAGACTTATCCGGGAGCGGTCTATATTACGGCCACCGTCAAAACAGAGATAGGACAAATAGTAGATGCAGTGGCACACGACATGCAATATGGTGCTAATAACTGGACAATTAATATTGCCGATCAGTACAAAAATATATCTATACTGAATACTGCCGTAAACTATATCAACGTAATCGGCCAGTTGATAATTCAAAATACTTCTGTAACTCCTATTGGGCAAACGTCTCCGCAGATGTTTGATGCCGCGCTGACTGCAGAATCAATCGCTCCGGCAGTGCTCTCAGACCTAACACAGGCCTGTGTAAAAATTATCAATAATGATCCTGCATTTAATCCTCCTAAGTATAACGATCAATTAGATGTATTCTTGATGAATGATGCTACTATGCTACGTTATATTAGCGGGCAGGGGCATGGTGGATTTATGAAAGTTCTAGATCCCGCAGGTCAAATCAAAGCCAAGTCTCCTTATACTCAAACTGCAAGTTCGTTCAGTAAGAGTTATAACAGGCATGTTTTCAGTGGTGGTATATTTGTAGACGGCTTTGCAGGAAATATAAAGGCGACACCTAGTTCAATATCTAACAACTCAAATAATTTTCCAGTAAAAATTAATATTACTGCTCCTGGCGGATTAGGTAGACCTGCTCTGACTACAAGTACAGCAGTGATGTACGAACAACCTCAGACTCCTTGCTTCTTTGTCCAAAATGGTATAACCTACGAAGTAGACTTCATCAGTAATTATAGTCCTGCTAACGGAACAGGAGTACTGAATCTTAACCCGCTTAGAGCAGGCGGGGTATATTCTGTAACTTCTATTACGGCCACTGGATTTAAGACCAGTGCAGGCAATTTAACTATACCTGTCAGATTTAGTAATCCTACACTTGCAGGCGGACTGTCAGCCACAGGTACAGCAGTAGTCAATGCTAGCGGACAAATTTCTAGTATTAGTATTGCTTTTCCAGGAAGCGGATATGTTAACGGGGCATCGATACAGGGTACAAAAGACTGTCCATTGGTTATCATTGGAGGGGCTCGTCTTAACTGGTCTATTAATAATGCAGGTGCTATTTCTGGTTATAACATTATAGAAGGCGGGCAAGGATATGCGGTTGGCACACAAATCAATTTTCCAATACAAGGAAATGGTTCGGCGGCAACAGCCACTGTCAACGGTGTTGATGCTAATGGTGCAATAACTTCTATCAGTATCGGTTCGGGAGGTAGCGGATATATATCCGATCCTGCCGTTACATTTGGTGCCAGTTTAGCCTATACGGTAACTGTAAAACCCGGATTTATTACAACTGCTAACTATCCTTTACCTAGTAATGTTACTTTAGTAACTGCCGGTAATCGAAGTATGTTGGCTAATGACTATACACAGATAAACGATTTAGGCTATGGAGTGTTTGTTACTAATGGTGGATTGATGGAAAACGTTTCCATGTTTACCTACTACTGCTATACATCCTACTATGCTCTAAACGGCGCTATTGTAAGAACTATAACTGGATCTACTTCATACGGAACATATGGTCTTGTATCTGAAGGTAATGACCCTTATGAAGTCCCAGTAGCAGTAAGAAACAAGTATGCAATGAGCCAAATTGGTACTGTTAATGCTATAGGAACATATAGCAATACTGTAAATGCCGCAACTATATATGTTGGAAATTTAAGTTATGCACCACTTAGCCAGAGTCAATTAGAAATAAATCACAACGGTGAATACAGACTTTATAATGTTAATAGTGCTGTGCAGGATCCAATTACTTCAGGTTTGTACAACCTCAGCATAGATGACGGGGCTGGAAAGGGTTTATTTGATGCTGTACCAAACGGCGCAAAAGTTACCCTAAGACAGTACTATAATCAGACCTTACTAGATCTAAATGCCACTACGCTTACTAGACCTAGCACTGTCCTTACCTATAACGAAGATCCAAATTATGTTTATAGAATATTACAGTATTCAGATCTAGGGGGTGATACTGCACTAGCACAAGGAAGCACACCATACAATTATATTGTGCTTACTCCTTATAATCAAAGCGGACTTTATAAACAAGGTTTAGGTAAAATAGCATTTACCAATACAGGAACTGGTTATACACCAGCCGCTCATATCACCGCAGTTATTCCTGCTCCTTCTAATGCCAGCCAAACTGCGGTTGTTACTTCAAGTTCATTGGCAACCAGTTTGATACAGGTAGGCAGTGCATCAGGAACAATCCATGTAGGTTCGAGAGTAACAATCACAGGTGCCGATCCCGGTGGTGTTCCAACTTATGTTACATGGGTTAATTCGGCTAAAACATTAGTAAGAGTAAGCAATTCTACTAATTGGTCTAGCGGTAATACATTAACATTTACAAATATACAGGCGGCTGGTTACGGTGTAGCAAATGCTAATGGCAACATTGATACATTAGTGTTGACAGAACCCGGAGTTGGTTACGACACCACATCACCAATTACAATTACTTTTGCAACTGGGGCGGCATCTGCTACTGCTTATGTCACAGGTATAGTAGGAAGCAAAACTATAAAAGTTATAGATATTTCATCAACTGACAAGGCTAGAATTGCCGCAGGTACAATTTATACATTTGCTTGGGAAGGAGACATTTATAAAATAACTGGTTACAATTCTACAAGTGTTACCGGTAATGCCTGGGCAGAAGTGACGTTTGAAAGATATAGTGATGCTAGCGCCTTACAATATGAAATTGGGGGGCAATCTTTAAAAGCAGGTATTATAGGTAATCAGATAGGTGGAATTACATCGAGAATATCAACGCTAAGGGCTACTTCGCATGATATGATCAATGTGGGAACAGGCGGTTATGCAGACAGCAAGTATCCTAATGATTTATATGGACCTCCCTTAAATGCACCTAATTCAGCACGTGAAGTGCTACAAGTAGGCAAGGGTCGTGTATACTTTGTAACAACCGATCAGGACGGTAATTTCAAAGTCGGTAGTTACTTCCAGGTTGACCAAGGTCGTGGTACTGTAAGTATCAGTGCTCCTATTAGTTTAACCAACGTAGATGGACTAAGTTTCAAACGTGGACAAACTCTTGTTCAAGTATTCAGTGTCGACGGAACAATGTCCAACCAATCAAACAATTCAGTTCCTACAGAAGGAGCAATTGTATCATATGTCGATAGTCGTTTGGGATTAAACAAAAATAATACTACCGTAGGCATTGTTCCAATTGGATCTGGTTTCTTAGACTTAGGTGGTGCCCGCGGTATGGCGGCAAACCTAAACATGAATAGTTATACCATTAACAATGTTCATAGTCCAAGTGCTACTACAGATGCCGCCAACAAAGCATACACCGATACAAAACTAAGTCGTCAAGGTACTCTTGATACTATAGGTGCTAGTGCAGGCACAATCAGTGGCCCAATTAAGACTAACGAAATTACACCAAACGTAGACAATGCATCTTGGTTAGGTACTAGTTCTTACCGATGGAGTAATATTGCTACAGTCGATTTATCAGTTGGCGGAACCTTTGAATTAACTTCAACTACCGATTCCACAAATACCACATCAGGTGCATTAAAAGTTGCAGGTGGGGTAGGCATTGGCAAATCATTATATGCCGACAAAGTATTTGATAACAACGTACGAGTTATCAGTACAGTAACAGCAGGTACAGGAGTTAGCGGCGGCGGCAGTGGCCCGTCTATTACAATCAGTATTGGTCAAGATGTAGCAAATTCTGCAAGTCCAACATTTGCAGGAATTACTGTTCCGTCTATTACTAAATCAGGAACTAACGGTACCGGAGATATAGGTGCCACAGGAAACAGATTTGGTACTGTATGGGCAACAACATTTAGTGGTACATCAAATCAAGCACAATATGCTGACTTGGCAGAGAAATATATGCCTGACCGCGAATATGAACCAGGAACTGTATTAGTGTTTGGCGGTGATGCAGAAGTAACAATGGCTAAGTCTTATATGGATACAAGAATAGCAGGGGTTGTTTCTACTCACCCTGCTTACATGATGAATTCAGCGTTAGAAGGCGGAGTATATGTTGCGTTAACAGGTCGTGTTCCATGCAAGGTAACAGGTAAAATCCGTAAGGGTGATATGTTAGTTGCCGCAGGAGCACTAGGAGTAGCAACAGCCAGTGACGATCCTAAGATGGGATCAGTCATAGGTAAGGCTCTCGAAAACTATGATAGCCACGATATAGGCGTTATAGAAGTCGTAGTAGGGAGAATCTAATGGCATTACTTTATATCAACACAGGTACATCATCAAACAAAGGCGACGGGGATACACTCCGTGTTGCTTTTACTAAAATCAACAGGATGTTCAGTGAACTGTACTCAACATTAATTCCGTCAGTTGCAACTGCTAGTACAGCAGGTATAGTTAAGCCAGGTCTTGGACTAAGTGTAGGCGGGGACGGAACATTAAATGTCACAGGCGATGCAACTACATCAACAGTGACAATATTAGACAATCACGGTATTGCTCGTGTTGACATTGTTTCATTTGCTGGAACAGCAACATTGTCTAGCAATAAAGTTACACCTACTCCATTGTTTACATTTGATAAAACAAAATATCAAAGTGCTAGTATCGATATTTTTGCCACAGATGTAACAGCAAACACTCAAGATATGGCAAGTGGTTATACGGTGTCGTGGTGGGGGAATAGTGCTAAAATTATAGGTAATGGATTGATTTGTATGAACAATCAAGGACGCACTAATAATGCCACTTGGGACTTGACCAGCGCTACTGTTACAGCCACAGCAGTGACAGTATTAGCATATAATGTGTCAACATCGACCAGCCATATAATTAACTGGAAAGCCAAAGTAAGTTTATTTAGGATCTAATATGGCGGCTCCAACATGGGTAACATATCAAGAATTTTTAGGAACTATTACACAGCGCAGACCTGTTAATATTCCTATTACTACTAACGGAACCGACACTAGATTCAGACTGATTGCCGGATCATTTCCATTAGGTACACAACTAGATATAATAACAACGGCTACCTCGGCAACAACCACTGCATTTATTTTTGGATTTCCTGAGACAGTTCCTACAACTACTGAAAGCCGATTTGTAATTCGAGCAAGTAACGCTGATGGTATTAACGACAAAACATTTAAAATAGATGTTACAGGAGGTACTCCTCCTCTTTGGGCTACACCTAAAGGATTGTTACCTATAGGAACAAGTGGCGAGTACTTTGCCATCAATCGACAAATTGTAGATTATCAATTGGTTGCAGAAGCCAACTCCTTATTAGGTAATATGAAATTAAAATATTACATAGCAGACGGAGACGGTGTACTGCCTAATGGTTTGCGATTAACAGAAGATGGTCGTATTGTTGGAACTGTCGCTGTAGTTACAGTACAAGATGTTGATGTGAGCTCAAAACAACAATTTGGGTTTGATTTACTAAGATATGACGGATTTGGGTACGACCTTACTCCGGTCGCAGACAGCAATTATAATATTCCTAAGTTTATTCCAGTACACGAAAAAATTTATGTAACAGCATCCGATGGATTTAATACAACTAGACAATTGTTTGAAATACAAATTGTTGATGCTAATAGTTTAAGAGCAGACACTGGTTACATAACTGCCGACGAAACTTATTTTTTAAGCAATGACAGTTATCTATTTGCTCCAAATTGGTTAAATCCTGCAAATTTAGGTGTAAGACGTGCCGCTGAATATCAAATTATCCCTATAACTTTATACGATCCTACTCCTAACGAAGGTCCTGTTACATGGGAATGGGATGCAGTTACAGTTAACCCAGAAATACGTTGTTATGCTAATTCATCAATTGATCCTAATACATATCGACAGACTACAAATTTAGCCGGTAATAATAGACTTTCAATAAAAAATTCTAGTAGTTTACCTAAAGTAGGACAACAATTTAGATTTGATTCGTATGCCAGCGGAGTCACAACTACTACTTACGTTATTACAACGGTTACTGGAAATACAAACTTATGTAGTTTAGGGTTTCACCAACTACACACTTCTACCAATACACTAATTGATGACATTCCGGATGATACATTATTTTGGATAGGTAGCCCAAGCGTTCATCCTAAGGGGTTTAAGTTAGATACAACTAACGGGAACCTATACGGGCAGATTCCTTTTATTCCTTCATATAATATCGATTACAAATTTACTGTAAGGATGACTAGAACAAACGGTAACAACAGAGATGTTACACGATACGATCGTGTGTTTAGTTTAACTCTACAGGGAAATGTAAACACCGACCTACAATGGTTAACAACTTCAACTGTGGGAGTTATTAAAACTGGTTACCAAAGTGAATTATTTGTGCAGGCACAGCACAGTACAAATCCAGATATAAAAATGGTATACTCGTTAACCGACGGACAATTACCGCCAGGGTTAACATTTAAATCAGACGGTACAATAGTAGGAAAAATTCCTTACAAAGATTCAGTTACCACAGTTGACGCATTTAGTGATCCATTAACAAATGAACAATTTAATGAAGGTCGGTTAGACTTTACTATTGATGGCGGTGAAAGTACTGTTGACCGAGACTATACATTTACTATACAGGCAACTGACATATATAGTTCAAGTGCTATTAGTAAACGATTTACTATTGTGCTAGGTGATAATAGTTTAACTCCGTTTAGTACACTGTATGTAAAACCTTTTATGTACAAAGATAAACGTAAATCATATAGATATTTTATTAATGATTCTAGTATATTTGATCCCAGGGTAATGTATAGACCTGCGGATCCCGCGTTTGGTATTCAATCAGAAATTAAACTTATCATAGAACATGGATTAGAAACTTTAAATCTAGCAGAATATGTATTAGGATTTCAACAATATTTTTATAACAAACGTTTCTTCTTTGGTGATGTCAAAACTCTACCTGCAAAAGATGAAAGAGGAAACTATGTTTATGATATAGTATATGTGGATATTATTGACAATCAGATGATTGCTAACCGTAGTCCTAATACAATGCAATTTTATATTAATAAAAATATTGCATCGTATCAAATTGCCAGCATTAATAATTGGCAAAATGCGTTAGAATCAATCCCTATCCTAGGTCGTACTATAATGGTAGACGAATACTTACGTCCTAGATTTATGAGAACAATACAACAAACAACCGGTGCTCCGTTGGGATTTATTAAAGCAATCCCAATCTGTTATACAAAACCAGGTGAAGGTGCAACAGTAGTTAAGAAAATTAATATCAGTGGATTTGATTTTAAATTGATAGACTTTGAAGTAGATCGTCTCATTATCACAAATACCATAGATTCTACTGTCGATAAATACCTCAAGTTCCCAATTACGGATGTAGATACTCCACGTGTAATCGATGTTATCGCCGGACCAGACGGTATTATTCTACAGACAGAAGACGGACAGGATCTATTTACATAATGAGTACCATAAGCAATTTACCTCCGTATACCGCGTCAAGCACAGCAACTTTATTAGTTCCTGTTGCTGATATAAGTGTACAACCTGCTAAAACATACGCCATAACATTTGGTAATATGGCAACTTATGTTGCAGGAACAGTACTTGCAGGAGGTACCGGTGCTACTGGTCCCACAGGTGGGTTTGGATCAAAAGGTGAAGTAGGTGTAACTGGTGCTACTGGACCAACTGGTGCAGGGTCTACTGGTGCAACAGGTGCAACAGGTGCTACAGGTGCTACTGGACCAAGAGGTGCTACTGGCTCAGGCGCAACAGGTGCAATAGGAACAACTGGTGCAACCGGTGCTACTGGTCCACAAGGTGCTACAGGACCACAAGGTATCCCAGGAATATTTGCCGGGCAAGGCTCAACTGGTGCTACTGGAGCACAGGGCATTCAAGGATCTACTGGCCCGACTGGATCAGGTTCTACTGGCGCAACAGGTGCTACTGGCGCTACCGGCCCTGGATATCCAACTATTTCATCATATACTACTAATACTATTAGCACCGGTACTTTAGTTTTTAACTCGTCACCATTTTATATAACACAAACAGCATACGCTACCGGAAATACCTTAATTATCAATGCAAACCTTACATCAAATGTAATGTATGCTACTATTGTTAGTTGGGTTGGAACTACATTAACAGTTAATGTGTTTGGAACATACGGTTCTGGAACTTTTTCTGATTGGCGCATAGTTGCATCAGGGCCTGCTGGTGCCACTGGCGCACAAGGTTTACCAGGTACTGCTACACAATTTGGTGGTACAGGTGCTACTGGATCAACTGGTGCTACTGGGCCAAAAGGTAGTACAGGTGCTACAGGCAATCAAGGATTTGATGGAGCAAGTGGATCAACTGGACCACAAGGTACTACAGGAGCCACCGGGGCAACTGGTATAGGTTCGACCGGGGCAACTGGATTACAAGGACAAATGGGATTAAGTGGTGCAACAGGTGCTACTGGTTCGGGTGCTACTGGCGCAACAGGTGCTACTGGTGCTACTGGCGGACCTGGCTCTACTGGTAATGACGGTGCTACAGGTGCTACAGGACCACAAGGTTCTACAGGAGTTAGTAATGTGCCCGGCGCTACTGGTGCTACAGGTAAATGGGGATCAACTGGTGCTACAGGCGCTACTGGTGCCACTGGCCCTGTAGGACCACCGGGAGCAACTGGTTCAGGTGCAACAGGTGCGCAGGGACAACAAGGTGCTACTGGAGCCTATACTTATACTCCAACTACTTCTAGTTATTGGGCTGGTACACCTCCCACAAATATACAAGATGCATTAGATAGAATAGTGAATCAAATTTATTCACTAAACGGAAATAACCCAATATGAGCGCAATAACAAACCTAACCACGCTGACCACTGTAACTGGTGAAATGCTATTACCGATTGTAGATACTTCGGTTAGTCCCTTTAAGACTAAACAGGTAAAAGTTGACAGGTTAGGACATTATGTTAACAACTCTTTGTTAAGTACAATTATTCCTCCTGCTACAACAAGCACACTTGGTGGAGTTATTGTTGGAGATGGACTAGCAGTTACTACTAGTGGATATCTCACTACTGTTCCTGTAATTGCTACAACAAGCACACTTGGTGGAGTTATTGTTGGGCGGGGCTTAACAGTAACTACTAGCGGTGTATTAGTAGCAGTAAGTCAAGTTGTAACTACTACTTGGGCAACATTGGCACACGTTAACGATAGTCAAGGTCCATTGCAAGTAAACATCGGCAGGAATGCCGGAGTAACTGGACAAGGGACATATTCAATAGCCATAGGTTATTATGCTGGCAGTTTAAATCAAGGTATAACTATAGGCGTTCCAAACGGTAATGCTATTGCAATTGGTAATTCTGCAGGCCAAACCAACCAAGGTGCATATTCAGTAGCCATAGGATTTAATGCCGGTACTGTAAATCAAGCAGTTGATACTGTTGCCATAGGTTGCTATGCCGGTAACACTGGACAGAATACCATGTCTGTTGCTATTGGTATTAGTGCAGGACAGAATTATCAAGGACACGATGCCGTAGCAATAGGACATAATGCTGGTGTTAATAACCAATCTCCTAATTCTATTATACTAAATGCTTCAGGCGTAACTGTAGATACAACAACTACTGGCTTCTTTGTAGCACCGGTAAACCTAAATAGTTCCAGTGGATTAATCTTATACTACAATACAAGTACAAAAGAAATAAGTTATGGTACTCCAGACATTGCAACACTAGGAGCGACTGGTGCCACTGGACCATTAGGTCCTTATATTACAACAGGTACTATTTTTAATGGTACAGACTTAGAATTTGTCTACAACAACGGTAATGTTATTAATGTTGGTCGTGTTATTGGTCCTGTTGGTCCACAAGGCGATCAAGGTACTACGGGTGCTACAGGTCCAGCAGGACAATCATTGCCCGGTTCAACAGGTGCAACTGGTCCTCAGGGACCACCAGGTCTTGCTGTTTATCAAGGTGCAACTGGTCCATTAGGTGCTACTGGTGCTACAGGTCCTAAAGGCGATCCCGGAGGTCCAATTGGTAGTACTGGTGCTACAGGTCCGCAAGGTATCCCAGGTAAAGGTTATGCTGGACCAATGGGACCAGCAGGTGGAACAGGTGCTACTGGTTCTACAGGTGCTACTGGATATCCAGGCGGTACTGGATCAACAGGATATCAGGGCGCAACTGGTGCTACAGGTAAATGGGGATCAACTGGTGCTACAGGACCAACTGGTGGAGTAGGAGGTACAGGACCACAAGGTATTAGTGGTGGTACAGGTGCTACTGGGCAACAGGGCATTCAAGGATCAACCGGACCACAAGGTATTTTTGGTGCTACTGGCTATGCAGGCGGCACTGGTAGTACAGGACCTTTTGGGTCAACTGGTGCGACAGGGCAACAGGGTGCTTCAGGTAATCCAATTCTTGCAGGCGCTTATATTTTTACACAGGCAAGCCCATCGACTACTTGGACCATTACGCATAATTTAGGTTATCAGTATGTTCAAGTTGAACCAGTTGACGCGACTAATAACAGTTTTGTTGGAAGATATGATTATCCAATAATTAATTTTATAAACAGTAGTACACTAACTCTTACATTTACTAGTGCCCAATCAGGATATGCAAACATCAGTTCAGGTGGAGGTACTGTAGGTGCAACAGGTTCTCCAGGAGTAGGAATTATACTTGTAGGTGGAACAGATACTGTGACAACATCTACGGTAGGATTAGGGTCTAAAGGACAGGGATGGGTTAATACTACTACTAATCATGTTTACTTTTGGAACACGTTGACGACAGATTGGCAAGATATTGGCGCTATTTCAGGACCGCAAGGAATAGGTGGTTCAACAGGTGCAACTGGTATTTGGGGATCAACGGGTGCTACAGGTGCAGCCGGATCGCAGGGATCAACAGGGTATCAGGGTGCAACTGGCGCAACCGGGTATTGGGGATCAACTGGAGCCACGGGGCAACAAGGGTTAATTGGAACAACAGGTGCTACAGGACAATTTGGTAGTACAGGTGCTACAGGACAATTAGGATCAACCGGTGCTACTGGTATTGGTGCTACAGGTGCTACAGGTGCTACGGGTGCTACCGGACCAAGGGGAACAACTGGTGCTACCGGAATTGGATCAACCGGTGCTACTGGACCGTTAGGAAGCACAGGTGCTACAGGTGTTCAAGGTGCTACCGGACCTTCAGGTATCAATGGTGCGCAAGGTAACGAAGGCCCTATAGGCAGTACAGGTGCTACAGGACCGGCAGGCAATCCAGGCGGAGCGACCGGAGAACAAGGAACTACAGGTGCAACTGGTCCGACAGGGCTTACTGGCGGTCGTGGTGCAACAGGTGCAACAGGGTCAGGCGCTACAGGTGCTACGGGTGCGGCAGGTATAAATGGAAGCAGTGGTGCTACAGGTGCCACAGGACCTGCTGGTGCTACAGGTGCTCAAGGTCTATCAGGAGTTAAAGGAACAACGGGTGCTCAGGGATCAACTGGTTCAACTGGGCCACAAGGACCTGCTGGTATTAGTAATATTCCAGGATCAACTGGTGCAACAGGACCTGCAGGCGCTACTGGATTGCCGGGTGTATTTGCCGCTATGGGATCTACTGGTGCTACAGGTACTCCAGGGGCAACAGGTACTCCAGGGGCAACAGGTCCTGCCGGTTCTGGTTCAACAGGTGCTACTGGTACGGGAGGCCCTGCAGGTGCTACTGGTGTTCAGGGTGCTACTGGTCCTCAAGGATCTAATGGATATGTAGGAATGGATGGTTCAACAGGTGCTACTGGTCCTCAGGGATCAACAGGACCTCAAGGTATACCTGGAACATTTGCAGGTCAAGGATCGACAGGTGCAACTGGACAAATTGGTAATATAGGCGTAACAGGTGCAACAGGACATATTGGTAATATAGGCGCAACAGGTGCAACAGGCGCATACGGATCAACAGGTGCTACTGGTCCGGCAGGTGCTACAGGTGCAGGTGCTACAGGTTCACAAGGACCTGGCGGATTCCAAGGGGCAAGTGGATCTACAGGACCACAGGGCTCAACAGGTGCTACTGGTACCGGACTTACTGGTGCAAGTGGATCAACTGGTCCTATAGGAAGCACAGGTGCTACTGGATTTGGATTGGTTGGTGCATCAGGTGCTACTGGCAATACTGGCGCTACTGGCAACACTGGATCTGTTACTATTGTAGGAAATACTTATACAGTACAAACATTGGTAGTAAGTACATTAACCGTAGGCACACTAGGTTTAGGAACAATTCAGTCAGGGAATGATCTAGCACTTAAGGCCGCTGGACAAATTACAACTAATGCACCATTTGTACTAACAACAGCAACTACAAGTACATTGGCAACTATAGCAGGTATTACACAACGAGGTGCTATGGTGTTTGCTTTAGACGCATTAGGTGTTGGACAACCTGTATACTATGACGGAACATATTGGTGGACAATGAATAGAATAAGGATCTATTAATGCGTAAGTATTTTGTTGTTGCTGAAGACACTATTCACAAAGATGATCTACATACAGAGTTAACAGCCCTTACGGGTAGTGATACCATTCCCAACAGACCTGTAGAAGTAATAGATCCTATGCCAGGCAGTGAATATAATGGCGTGTTCTATCTCACTGACGCAGAAGCCCAGGTTTTAGAACAAGATCCACGGGTTCGTGCAGTATGCCTTAGTGCAGAAGACCAAGGATTAATCAAAACAATTACCTCTATAAAATACGGATTGTATGATAAAACAACTTCTGCAACCACATCAAGTCATAACTGGGGATTGATAAGATGCATTAATACCAATAGTAGTTCTGTATTCAGTATTGGTTATGGTACTACATCTACAGATTATACCTACAATCTAGACGGTTCTGGAGTAGACATTATTATGATAGATACAGGAGTAGAACCAGGTCATCCAGAATTTGCGGTAAACACAGACGGAACTGGCGGTAGTCGTGTAGTAGATCATGACTGGACTCAATATGGATTTATTCGCAATGTGCCTACTGGTGGCTTTTTAGGTGATTGGGATGGTCACGGAAGTAACTGTGCAAGTATTGCCGCAGGCAATACAAATGGATGGGCATCAAAATCTGCAATTTATAGTTTAAGATGTGTAGGTAGCGATAATGGAAGTGTTACCAGTATCTTTGATGGGCGTACATTAGGTGCTGTAGATAATTTACAAGCATGGCAAAGCATTAGAGCATTTCATTTAGCAAAAGCAATAGATCCAATAACTGGCTATCGTAGGCCAACAGTGGTGTCGTGCAGTTATTCTTACCTTACGCAATATACTCGGTTGACCAGTATTACTTATAGAGGTGTAACTCATGCAGTGACAACAACAACTGGCTCCTACGGAACTATCGGTGTACCCGAAGGAGGTGCTGGTTATTGTGCTCAACTATATGATCCGGAAGATGCAGACATTATCAGTGCTATAAATGCTGGAGTTTTAGTAATTGGGGCGGCTGGAAACTACAGCCATAAAATTGATGTACCCGGCGGACTCGATTATAACAATTATTGGACAGAATATACCGGCTTGAATTATTACTACCACAGAGGCGGAACGCCCGGAGCAACTCCAGGAGTTATTGCAGTGGGTTGTTTAGCCGCTTATACTAATTCTATAGGATCGACTGAAGAACATAAACGTAATTTTAGCGAAACTGGTCCAAGAATCAGTATATGGTCGCCGGGAGATTATATTATGGGTGCTTATAGGAATGGTGCGTATGTTGGTCCTGCTGTTCGAGATCCTAGAAATACTGCATATTTTTTAAACAAAATATCCGGCACAAGTCAAGCATGTCCTCAAGTAGCGGGAGTAGTTGCATTGGCATGCCAAATTCGTCCTTGGTTTACTGCTACAAATGCTTTAAACTTTATACAGGCTACAGCAACAGCATGGCCTGTTAACGAGAATTACTATTCGGTAGCAACAGATTATACAAACTTAGGACTACTGCAAGGAGCACCTGCTAAGGTACTATATAACCCGTTTAATTCCTCTACAGTCCTAAAATTCAACTAATAAATAAAAGATAACGAGAGCCATCATGATCAGTACCATTACAAATTACAGCAACAATATCGATACACTATTTCCTGTTCCCGGACAGGATAATGATTCACAGGGTTTTAGAGATAATTTTGCCAACATCAGACAGTCACTTAATATTGCCGCAAATGAAATTAACAATCTGTCGTTGAGTCTATCTCCTATTACTCAAAAAACTGTAATTGTACAGGGCACCAACGGTGGATTACAAGGCACAGCAATTGGTTTGAGCTCTGCAACTATTCGTCTAAATCAAAACGAAGTGCATCCAGAACGTTCTACTCCTGCAATGAGTATTACTGGAACAGCCTATCTTTCGTTTGGTAATGATAATACAGGATCAGTAGTTACACTAACAGGTACACATGGCGGAAACACATGGCCGTTCAACAATTATTTTACAGTCGATAAACCCGAGCGTGTTCAATTAGGGTCTACTTTTAAATTTTATAATGCCGATACAGTAAGTTATACGGTTATTGATGTTAATTCTACAACTGTATATACAAACTCAGTGTTTAACCCTACTGAATTATCAGCAAACGGAGTTAGTCCCGGTTCGCGGATCAGAATGTATAGTGGAAAACTAGCCGGAAGTATTTCTAGAGCTCATACGCCACCAACAACTTCTACAGGACAAGTAGGTGATTTTAAAGGTGCCATAGCAATAACATCAACAACTATATATCTTGCTCATAGAGACTACGACGGTGTTAATAAAATTTGGTCTAAAATTTCTGCAATTAGCGATTGGTAAAATGTTTAATCCATTATTAGAAGATCTTACTCAACTAAAGGATTCTGAAATAGAAGCCAAAATTAATGATTTGTCTACAAAGTTTAGACAGTCTGCTCGATTCAGCAGTATAGGCGTAACCAATCAACTTGCGGTTGTCTACGAAGCATACAAAGCAGAACAAGGTCGCAGACAACAAGAAGCTCTAAAACGAGCATTTTCAACATCCAATAAGAGCATAGAAGGCTTGATTAAAAAAGTCTAACGTGTTATAATAGTTCATGCGAACTGACAAATACGGACAGGTTATTTTAGACGAAACTGAAATTTTTGCTGGATTATATTCTGGCAAATTGACTAACCTTGACGACTTCTTTACAGATAATATAGAGTTAGTACAACAATTAACTCGTTCATTAAAAGCCAATTATGATCAAGTTCCGCCTGTAAAACAGTATGTAGATCCAAATCAAACCGTTGAAGAATTCGATAAAGCTCAACAATCTCATTGGTTTATGTCGGAAGAATACAAAAATTTTGACATTGAAGAATATCTGGTAAATCAATGTCCTGAAGAAAACTATGACAGACTAGTTAAAGAACTAGAACTATTCCGCCAGCATAATATGATTGGCCTATTAAAATACATTAAATACTTGGTAGACACAATGCGTGAACACAAAATTGTTTGGGGTGTAGGACGTGGAAGTAGTGTAGCAAGTTATGCACTATACCTAATAGGTGTTCATAAAATTGATAGTGTAAAATATGGACTCGATATAAACGAGTTTTTAAAATAAGGAAATTAAAATGGGTAAAGGTATCAAAACAATGTTGGGTAGAGAAATTGATATGGATTCTCTACTAGAAAAAAATCAATTAATGCCATCTGTGGGAAATGTTCGTATGAACGCACGTGGTGACGAATTGGGCCCCGGAGGCCAAATTGTTAAAAAACGTGAAGACCAAGTTGCCGCTTATTACGAAAATAATCCAATGGCTCGGCCTGTTGCTAAAACACCAGCACCTGCTCCAGAAGAAAAAATTGTTGAGACTATTCCGGTAGTAGCACCAGTGGTTGAAACTAAGCCTGAAAAGAAAAAAGGTGAAGTATGACGGTTAGAGGAAAAATTTTACCCTTAGGGGATAAGGTATTAATTAGCAACATGGAATTTGGTATGGCCAAAACAACTGGCGGGATTTATATTCCTTCACAAGACGGTAAGACTACAGGTATTAAACCACGTTGGGGTAAAGTCTATGCCGTTGGTCCAGAACAAAGAGATGTCCAAATAGGAGAGTGGATTCTTGTAGAGCACGGCCGTTGGACACGTACTATCGAAGTTGAAGAAACTGATGGTACTAAGTTAGAAGTTCGTATGGTAGACAACGATGCTATCATGATGATCTCGGACGAAATACCTTCGGATATGGATATTATCAATTGACATCCTTAGCCCTTATACTTTATAATAGTATATGGGCTACAAATATAATTACAACATCACATCAGCAATATTAGAAGTAAATAAGGCTTCTCGAGAATGTTGCTCCCCAGAAGTTGACGGATTTATCGCTTTTGGAATCAAACAAGATCTGTACAGTTTAAAATTTATTTTAGAAGACGCTATCCGGCGTTGTCCTACTTTCTCCGGTGAAGCAGAATGGCTGAGAGAGCAAGAGAAACAAAAAGTCATAAGGATATTAAAAAGTGAAAACACGAATTAAAAAACTAGCATTAGAAGCAGGCGGAAGCACATACCCAGAAGTAGGCGGAGAAATTTTAGAAAAATTTGCTAACCTTCTAATCAAAGATGTACTTCAAGAGGTAGATGATGCAAACACTAACCATTGTTGCGGAACTACATACGATCTCGGATTAGCACAGGCTGTTAAACAAAAAATCTTAAAGCATCTATGTACAGAATACGAGATAACATATCGTGCTGGAGAAAAATTAAATGATTTTTAATAAAATTAAAGAACTCAAATCAGAAGGCAAAAAGATCGGTATTGTATTTTCTACATTTGATTTGCTACATGCCGGACACATTGCCATGTTGGCAGAGGTTAAAAATCACTGCGATTACTTAATTGCTGGGCTACAAACAGATCCTACTATTGATCGTCCAGACACTAAAAATAAACCAATTCAAAGTATTGTAGAACGACAGATCACACTTAGTGCTACACGGTATGTGGACGAAATTGTTGTGTATCAGACAGAAAAAGATCTCGAAGATATCTTGCTAACGCTACCGATTGATGTTAGAATTTTAGGTGTAGAATATCAAAATCAAGAATTTACCGGTAGAGATATTTGCTATGATCGTGGGATTGAAATTGTTTTTAACAGTAGAGATCATTCCTTTAGTTCAAGCAGTTTACGTAAACGTGTAGTACAAGCAGAGGTACAAAAAGGATTAACACAATGAGCAAACATGGTATAATGGTAGGGGCAAAACTATCAACAGTAACACAAGCAAGACCTATGAAATTAAGTTTAAAACAACGTATCCGTAATTGGTTAAACAATGACGACGATTATAACGAAGTAGTTCGATCAGACGATGAACACACCATTCACCTAAGTCGTGCAAGTTCAGTACGTTTTGAAATCCATCAGGCCGCAGGCGGTCGTGTAGTTCAAACTCGTAGATACGATGAGCGTAAAGATCAAAACTTTGAAAGTCTGTACATTATTACACCCGACCAAGACTTTGGTAGGGAAATTGACAAAATTATCACAATGGAAGCATTACGATGAAAGAACTATGGGTTGAAAAATATCGTCCTAAGACCATAGACGATTATGTGTTTAGAGATGAAGCACAGCGTAGACAGATTAAAGGCTGTATTGCTGACCGCTCGATCCCTCACTTGTTATTAAGTGGTAGTCCGGGCATTGGTAAAACTACCTTAGCCAAAGTCTTGCTTAATGAAATAGGTATTCAAGACTTTGACATCCTAGAAATTAACGCCAGTCGTAGCACAGGTATTCAATTTGTTGTCCGAGAACAAATTACAAATTTTGTTCAAATGATTCCATTTGGTCCATTTAAGGTTGTGCTACTCGACGAGGCTGATCGATTAAGTCCAGAGGCACAAGATGCCCTTAAAGGTGTCATGGAAGAATATTCCAGCACCAGTCGATTCATTCTAACCTGCAACACTCCTAATCGTATTGTTCCAGCATTGCATAGTCGTTGCCAACAGATGCACTTTACATCTATCGACCAAACTGAATTTACTGCCCGTGTTGCAACTATTCTTGTAGAAGAAAATGTTGAGTTTGATTTAGATACACTAGATTTGTATGTACGTAGTGTATTTCCAGACTTGCGTAAATGTATCAATTTGGTACAGCAAAATTCAGTAGGCGGCAAGTTAATTAATCCCAAAGCAGAAGACAGCGGTGTTAGTGATTATAAACTTGAAATGGTCGAATTGTTCAAAGCAAAAAAATATCGCGAAGCACGTAAATTAATATGTGCCAAAGCAACAGCAGACGAGATGGGAGATATCTTGCGTTGGTGTTATGACAACATTGAATTGTTTGGTACAGACGAAGATACAATGGATCAAGCGGTAGTTATTTTAAAACAAGGCTTATGCGATCACACTATCTGTGCAGATCCAGAAGTTAATTTAAGTGCAGTATTAATTAAATTAGCAAGAATAAACAAATGACAACAGAACAAATTTTACTAGCAGTCGGAGTATGGTTATTATTAATGGCTATTTGCTATACACATAGTGGTTGGGCAAATATGTGCAACTGCTACGGTATGTGGTTTACAAAAGAATACTGGACAGGATATAATACTGTCGAATTTGTTAGTTGGTTAGCAAAAGCAATTATTATTATTCCAGGATTGATCTTTGGTATTCAAATCTGGGAATTGTATTATCTAACACTAGCAACCAGCGTAACACTTATTTGGGCCAGTCGAGTAAAGGCATTACCAACACTTGTAGGGTTTAACACTATGTGGGCTTGGTTAAGTCTAATGGTTCTAGCAAAGCATTGGATCTAAACAAAAACCGCATAGTCGATTGCAGGTCGAGTTACTATGCGGTTTTCCCTTGACTAACGTTAAGTAGGTAAATTTATTCGATAGAATCTTCCTTATAGATTTTTAAAATTTCTTTAACTACAGGGTGACGTTCTACGTCTCTTGTCTCAAACCTTGCCATCGCGATCATACGATACTCACCTCCTTGGCCATATAATTCGCAAAATTGTAGCAAGCCGTTCTCTTTAGGACGGTCCGCTTGATTCAAATCTCCTGTGACTACCATGCGACTATTTTCTCCCAGTCGCGTTAATAACATTTTCATCTGTGACGGTGTAGCGTTCTGCATCTCGTCTGCAATTACAAAAGCATTCTTAAAAGTTCGTCCACGCATATAGGCCAATGGACTAATTTCAATTATGCCATCCTCTAGCATTTCCGCAATTTCCTTTGGATGGTAATATTCTTCGAAAACATCAAAAATTGGTCTTGTCCATGGTTCCATCTTTTGATTAAGGGTACCAGGTAAGAATCCGTGATCTTCATCCACACTGACTGCTGGCCTTGTAACTATAATCTTAGAGATTTCTCCCTCTTTATATAGTTTAATAGCCATTTGAACAGCCAGCATTGTTTTACCTGTTCCTGCTGGACCAATAGCAAATACAATGTGTTTTCTAGGATTTTTGAGGAATTCTACGTAGTGCTCTTGACTAAGATTACGTGGAACAACAACAACTTGTTGTTTTTTACGCAGATAATGCTTAATTTGGATCAAATTTTGATCCTGTGGTTCGGAACGGGTATTAGTGTATACTCGTTCTTTTCGTTTTGCTCTAGACAAATTATGCCTCCTTTGCGAGCGACCTGCACAGATATTTACTATCATTTTGCAAAAAGTATATCAAATAGGCTTTTTTGGTTCAACATAAATACTAGACTTAAGAGATTCCTTATGCACGATATTGTTGATGTAATAAAAAATATTCAGACTCTGTCCACTAGTGATAGTGCTTTCAATATATTGAAAGACTTTGAACGAGTGTTAGATGAACTTGATCTGTATGTTTTTAAGAATTGGGAAGACGGTGAACTACTTGCTGGGCCGGAGGTAGATCGCTATGCTGTCACTTGTAAATTCCTATGGCCGAGAGAAGATATGCCCGATCCAGACGGTGCCAAAAGGTTATTAGATTACGGTTGTAAAGTAACATTCCAAAAAGAGAACATGCTTGTTCCTCGAAGAGTTCGTAGTCCTGGGGACTTCCGACCTGGCACTAAAAAGGGTAAAATAGATGCGCATCCTATTTGGGTTGTTTCTATTACAATACCTAAAAAACTAATGCAGGATATTTTCCAAGGTTTTGCTGATAAAGAAAATAGAGAAATTGCAGACCATATGCACACTGAGCAAATCCAACAACAGATGGATCAGGCCAATGCCGCACAAGAAACAGCAGGTGGGGCAATGGAGCCAGCACCAGCACCAGATACAGGAGCAACAGATGTACCGCCGCCGACTGCTTGAAGGGCTTAGAGCCAAAGATTTAAAAGGGTTTGTTGAAAGCACCTTTACGGTTGATCAATATACCAGTAAGATGGGCGAAGATCGCGATGTTCTTGTTATTGGATTTAAAGTCAATGACAAAGCACCTGCACTTGACCTAATGGAATTTATTGAGAAAGGTTATAGATTTGTTCTAGATGCCGATATGAGTTCCGGTGAAGAACGTGATGGACACTACCAAGTGTTTGTTGAGATGGAACGTGATCGTCATGCTCCTATTCATCTTAAAGATCTACTCAATGGTATCAGCCAACTAACTGACAATTATGATTGGCGTTTCCGTTACCATAAAGAAATGAAGAGTCATGAATTTAGTGAACAAACAATTGTAGAAAATGTACCATTAGATCAAACTGCTTATAAGGCAAAAATGATGGAATCTAAAACTACTGCTTTAGAACGTTTTTTTAATCAAAGTGCATTTGACAGTATTCAGTTAGACGAAGATGATACTGTTACTATTAACAAAATGTATTCTGGATCTGTTAGCCTACAGTTACTAGCATTTGGAAACTACACAGAAGTCAAGGACAGCATCCAAGGGGGCATTCAATTAGATGAAGCAAGCCAAAGTCAGGTTACATTTCTTGAAAAATATTTAGGCAACTATGAAATTCATAAAATTGCCGATAAGTTTTTAATTAGAAACGGTAACAAAGCCATGATCTTCTCTAAGGAACGATGGTAATGTGGCAGTTTCAGTGGATGCTTAGTTTAATTCCGGAAAGTTTATTACTCTGGATATATTACACATTCATAACTGCAGGACTTGTTGCCTACGTTGGTAGTAAATTCTTTAAACGCTTCCCATTCAAATACATTCCATTCTTAGGTCAATATCCTTTACTGGCTGAACTATTAGGTATTGCTTCATTATGCTTAGGATTATTTCTATACGGCGGTTACGCTGTAGAAATGTCCTGGAGAGATAAAGTAAAAGAAGTAGAGGCAAAAGTAGAAGTTGCTAAAAAAGAAAGTGAAGCGGCCAATACAAAACTCGAAACTAAGATTAAACAAAAAGAAAAAGTTCGAGTAGAATATTACGCTCAAATTAAAGAACGTATTGTAGAAAAAGAAAAGTTAATTGATGCCAAATGTGAACTAGATCCAGAAGTTGCTAAATTAATCAATGCGGCCGCAACTAATCCTATGACAAAAGGTACAGTCACTATAGAGGAAGTTAAACAATGAGATTGCCGTCTATATTGGCTATACTGCTTATTTTATTATTCTTGATAGTAGCCACAGGTTGCTCAACACCTGTTCCAATAGTACCAGCGTTTCCTGCGGTGCCTGTAAGTTTAAAACAAGCCTGTCCTGATTTGAAAAAAGTAGATGAGTCTACTACAAAATTAAGTGATATTGTAGGGGTAGTGGCAGATAATTATAGCCAATATTACGATTGTAAAAGTCGTGTAGATGATTGGATAGAGTGGTACGATACACAGAAAGGAATCTTTGATAAGATAAAATAACATGAAAAAATTATTATTAACATTAGCCCTTGTGTCCTTGACAGGATGCTCAACAATTCAAGAAGCGTTCTTAATGAAGTACGACTCTAACGAATATGCACAGATATCTGCAATACGCACTACCGCAGAGTTATCTAAAGAAAGTTGCGATAAGCCCGAAGAAGCTCGACTTAACGCATCTACATTATCACATCAAACAGCCTTGTTTAAGAATCACACCGAATTTCTTCCGTACAATACCAAAGTAATTTTAGCCGCGGGTGAATTAGACAAGATAGCAGTAGGGTTAGTAACACAATATCAAAAAGGTCCTGTTAGTCCTGCATTTTGCAAAATTAAATTCGGATCAGTAGCACAATCTGCTGAAACTATGCAGAAAATTATAGGAGCAAAACCAAGATGAGTATTGAATATAATCAAAGCCTATTAGCCAGCATTAGCAGTCAAAATCCGGACGTGATGGCCGCAGCCTTTACAGTCAATCAATATACTGAAATGTGTAAAACAGGACAGATCAGTAAAGAAGAGTATGCTGAACTAATCAAAGATGTACAACGTCAAATCAACATACAAGCAAGCATGGCCGAATTAGAAGCCATGGAACGATTAAATACAGCCATAAACGGCTTAATTAATATTGCCGGTATGGTATAAAGGAACAACAATGTCAGATTTTATCTTAACAAAAGAACAATTAGCACAAATTATCCCTAGGAATCCCTATAAGGATTACTGGTATCATGCATTAGAACAGGCATTACCCGACTATGATATCAATACACCACCACGTGTTGCGGCTTTCCTAGCTCAATGCGCACACGAATCGGGCGAATTTATGTTTTTACAAGAAAATTTAAACTATAAAGCAGAAAGTTTAATGCGTGTATGGCCGAAGTATTTTCCTAACATGGATATTGCTCGTCAATATGCACATCATCCCGAAATGATTGCCAACAGAGCATACGCTAATCGCATGGGCAATGGTCCGGAAGAGACAGGCGATGGTTGGGCACATTGTGGACGTGGGTTAATTCAGTTGACAGGTCGTAGCAATTATCAAGCATTTGCAGACAGTATTGAAACACCTATTCAAGATATTCCGCATTATCTAGCAACGTTTGAAGGTGCTGTACAGAGCGCCTGCTGGTTCTGGGAAAATAACAACTTAAACCGTTGGGCAGATCAAGGCGATATGCTTACATTAACTAAAAAAATCAACGGTGGAACACTAGGTTTAGATGACCGCGTTAAACATTTTAATCATGTGCTTCACGTTTTGGGTGCTTAAAATAAATATTGATATACAAAGGAATTTGAAATGGCTTTAATAGACTCAGTATTAAATTTAATTACAAAACAACCAAAAGATCCGGACGCACCAAAGCCACCTGTAGGTTCACGTTCAGAACGTGAAGCAAAGTTAAAAGACAAAGCAGGTATGGTTATTTCTGTATTTGCATTGTTGTTAGCCGTTAACTCATGGTATGGCGGTACACTCAGCAGTAAGGTATTAAACAATACTATTGCTTCAAACAATGTATGGGCGTTTTATCAGGCCAAGAGTATTAAACAAACTCTAGCAGAACAATCGTTAGACGATGCAGTATATCGTAAAGATACAGCAAAGGCTGAAAAGTTACAGGCCAAGATTGATCGTTATGAAAGCGATCCTAAAACTGGCGAAGGTAAAAAAGAACTCATGGAAAAGGCACGCCAGTTAGAAGCAGAGCGTGATGAAGCCAAGAAACGCAGTCCATGGATTGGTTATGCCAGTACACTATACCAATTGAGTATTGTTGTGTTGTCAGCAAGTATTTTAGCAGTTAGTATGGGCATGTTCTGGGGCAGTTTTTTTGTTGCCGGGTTAGGCATGTTGCTATCAGCACAAGGCGTATTCTTATTATTCTAAGGAAATAAAATGTCAGAAGATATCAAAAGCGAAAGCGACAAGAAGAAAGAAGATTGGATGAATAGTAAATGGCGTCCAATGATGGGCTGGATGTACATGCTAATCTGTACTATGGACATGGTAGTATTTCCAGTGCTATGGAGCCTATTGCAGGCCGTTACACACACAGCAATTACTCAATGGAATCCACTAACACTGCAAGGTGCTGGTTTATTCCACATTGCGATGGGTGCTGTATTAGGTATTGCGGCATTTGGTCGTACACAAGAAAAACTAAATGGAGCAAACAATGGCGGAGCACAAACACCAGCGACAGGATTTGCGAGCGGGCCTTCAACATTTAGCCCACCTGCAACAGGAGGCCTCGGCTCATCCGGTGGATTTAATTCACCAGCACCAACATCAGGCTTTGGTGGAAATTCAGGCTTTGGAGAGCCAGCGGCTAGCCCAGTTAGCCCAGCACCAAGTTGGGGAACAACTCCAGTAAGTACACCAGCGTTTACTGCTTCATCAGTTCCGACATCTGTAGAAGTACAAATTGGGTTCGGAGGCAAGCCGGCACCTGCACAACCAGAAAGACCACCGATTTAAGGACACATTATGAAAAAAGCACTTTTAACATTATCATTACTAGCATTCTTAGGCACAGCATTTGCCGAAGCAGAAGTCAAAGAAGTTTGCCACGATAAGGTAGACAAAGCAGGCAAGCCTGTAAATGGTAAGGACGGCAAGCCAGTCCAAGAATGTAAGAAAATTAAAGTACACAAAAAGTTAGAAGGTACTGAGATTCCTACAAAGAAATGATAGATAAAGCGACTTGACTGTCGCTTTACTTTCATGTATAATGTTCATATGGATGATCATTATCGAACGTTAGGTGTTGGTAGAAATGCAACACAAGACGAAATCAAAAAAGCCTACCGAAAGTTAGCAAGTCAACACCACCCAGATAAAGGTGGTGACACTGCTACGTTTCAAAACATCCAAACAGCATACGATGTACTAGGCGATCAAGAAAAAAGATCCCAATACGATAATCCACAACCTCAGTTTGGAGGAATGAATTTTGGTGGCGGAGTTCCTCCAGGCATGGAAGATGTATTCGCACAAATGTTTGGCGGTGCTAATCCTTTCTTCGGACACGGATTTAGACAACAACAACCGAGAAATAGTAATGTTCAAATGCAAATGAATATTACTTTAGAAGAGTCTTA